CGATCGGTTGCTCCGACAGCAGTGTCCTGCTTATCGACACCCGGCTGAAATTTCATTTCAAAGAGAGCCATAAGTTTAGCTCCTATGAAGTATAATTAGTCTTGTATACCCACCCTCGAGTAGCATCTACATAGACTAATGTAAGGGATTGACCATTATTGCTTAAAATTAAATTAGAAGTTCCACCATTAATTTTTAAGCCGTTTCGGTCTACGGTTAAGTTGTTAGATTGAAAAGTACCATACGAATCTATAATTGTAACTTCATCTCCTGTAGAAGCAGCTGAAGGAAGCGTCACGGTAATGACGGCTGAAGTCGTATTAGCTAAAATCTGTGAACCAGCTACAGCAGTATAAGGAGTATTAGAATTAGTAATACTTGCGTATCCTTTTTCAAGAATAGTTACAACTGTTTCTGAGCCATTAGATTTACATAAAACAGTAGCGCCTGGAGGAATAGGTTGTTCCGTTCCAGAAGCAGTTAAAACCCCTAAAGTTCTATTTGATGTTCCTCTAACGGTATCGTCTTTCATGATCCAAACTCTTTTTGCAGTACCTGGCATAGTGACTGTTCTGTTACCTGCTAAAGTACCATAAAGTCTGTAGTATACATTTTTACCTGTTGAAGTTGCTCCATCAGTTAAAACAAGAGTTGAACTACCTGAAGCTAGATCTACATCTAAAACCCCAGTTGAAGTTTGCTCTACGATTTGTAAGTTTGTGTTAGTTATAGTACCCCATAAACCAGCTTTTTCACCTGTTGTTATGAGTTCTATTTGTGCGTTTGTTGAATAAGTTGATGCCATAATATTACGTTCCTGGGTCTATTGGTGTCCAGACCATTGTTGCGCCCGGAATAATTTCACTCCATGTTATTGCTTGTGCCGTTCCCGTAGCAAGCGTTAAAGTACTTCCTGTAGGATCGACATTTGCGTCTGCAGTTAGTGTAACAGTTCCGCTTGAAATTACAAGAGAGTTCTTTACAGCTGTTACTGTAGCGCCGGCACTGACTGTAACAGTTCCTGTGCCTAGGACTAATTCATTTTTGACTGCAGTAAGATTAGAGTCCCCAGTAAGAGTTAAACTTCCAAAACCTAAAGTAAGTGGATTTGGAGTAGGTATTTCTGTAATAGAATCTGCGGTAATACCTGGATTTCCAATACTAATAGATAGTTCATTTTTAGTAACTGAAATAGTTACATTATTCTCGGGTCCTGCCGAAGAAATGGGGTATTCTGCAAATGCGCCAAAGCCTAATAACATAAAATATAATCCTTAGAAGGAAGCAGGGGGTATGTGGTGGATCCCTGCCTCCATCCAAGAATTATATCATCGTTTAAACCAAGAAGGAAGTCCTAAATGTGGACGTTTGTCGAACATATTATCCTTCGCTCCAGGGGTCTTACGATTGTTATAATGCAGAAAAACTTGTACGCATTCTTTACCTTTGAATTTTTCTCTCCAATGTTCTATCTCACAGCCAGAATAAACGAGCATATCGCCTGGTTTTAAATCTACCGTAATCCCTTTCGCTTTGCTTTCAGTAGTAATTTTTTTCCCATCTGGTATACCCACATTTTCATTAGGGCTTAAATATAGAGGCCAGTCATCGCCACCGAGATTCATAGTCGTAGATATCTCACAACTAAATCTGTCTTTGTGTCTTTTTAAAACATCTCCTTTTTTATAAATTCTTGCATAAGAATATGCAGGATATAATTTTAATCCCGTAGCTTTTTCCATGGTTGGTTGGCATTTCAACATTAAAGTTTCCATAGCTATATTAGAATACTGACTATAAGTTTCTGGTATCTGTTCGTCTTTACCTTCATAGTGACCTATAATATTTTCAAAAGGTGAAAGGTATCTTTGTGCTCTACAAGTATCATAAACTTGTTTCTGCATAGAAAAATAATTTGCAATAAAAGCTGCTAGGTCTTTTGATATTGCTTGACGGATAACTGTATATTTATTTTTTTTAAAACTCATACTAATTCAAACCATCCTGTAATTATCATTTTTTCTTTATCTACAATTTGACCTTTATGTGTATGTGTAAAATCTGGAGGCCAAATTAAAGTTAAACCTTTTTTAGAAGGAGTAGTAATTTTTTGATATTTAAATATTGTTCCTCCATTTACTATATTATTTAAATATGTCATAAAAACTAACAGTCTTTTAGAATATAATGAAAGTGTTCTTTCATGATGCCATTTTTTAAAACCACCTTTTTTAGGATATTTTTGAATGTTAGCGTCAGCAAATTTAAATTTTTCACACTTATCTACTTCAGGATATTTTTTCATATATAAATTTAAAACTTGTTGTAAACATTTTTGATATTTAATTATTTCTTTATCGTGATTATGAATGTTAATTCCTAATTCTATCGAATCTTTAATAGATTTGTTAGAATAGTTATTTTTAACTTTACCAGGTGAGGCATGCATATTAAACTCATTGTAATAAGAAATTAATTCATTACAAACATTTGTAGGAATAAACCAACCACCTATAAAACTTTCTTTAGGGAGTTTATATTCTTTATACATCTTTAGCGTGTTCCTTTAATGCAGCTGTTATATTAAAATGAATAAATCTAAAGGGAGCTTTACCATAATCAACAGAAAATTCGTGTTCTAAATATCCTGGAAAAAACATAAGTAATCCTGGTTCAGGTTTAAAATGAATTAATTCTGTTCCAGGCCATACTCCTTTTTGAGGTTTCATATGTAATTTAGTTGCTCTTGCTCCTGTTCGCGGGTCGTGAAAAACAGGAAACGAAGTCTTCTCACTAGCTTTTAAAAAATAAAAACCATTAACGTGAGTGTTCCAATGAATGTGAGCTGAATGATGTCCTCCACCTTTCTTAGCAAATTCTTGTACCCAACATTGTTCAAAGAAAGTTGTATACTTACTCATATCAAATCCTGAGTGATCTAAAAACTCCCAACATTTTTGACCTACATAATTTCTAAAATCCATAAATTGAGTATCCACTAGTAATTGAGTTGAATGCCACGAACGACCAAAGTCTCCGTGAGCCTTAAGATGAGCTTTAGCTTCCTTATTTTTTTTAGCTTCTTTAATATATGGATCAGACGCTTTGTTTAAAGATTTAACAAAGTCTGGTTTCATTTCATTCCATACAGGTGTTACAAAATAATTATTTATATACATACTATTTAAAGGGATATCCTAAATGCCATACGACAAGTGAGTATCTCGTTCCTCTCGTTACTGGTTTAACTCTATGCCACAAATGTGAAGGAAATACTACGATAGAGCCTTTAGGTAATATTTCAGGTACGCTTCGTATATGTTTACTTTCATCTCTCAGATTTGGATCATAGTTTCGAAAATCAAATTCTAATTCTCCACCGGTATATTCTGAACCATCTGTTAATTGACAAGTCATAGATAATTTTCTAACTTTACCGTGATCAACTGCATTCTTATCTTTTCTATTATAGGGTTTATGCCAAGGGTCAGAATGCCAATCGTAATATTGATTTAATTTATATTTTGTAAATTGACAAGACTCAGACCAATCCCATTCAAAATTCCAACCAGCATTTTTATTAGCCATATGAACGTAGGGATGTAATTCTTTATATATCCACTTATCATTTAACCACACTAAATCAGAGTTTCTTTTTCTTTTTAAATCTTTTACTTCTTCTTTTTTTAATTTTCTATCACCATAGCCACCTGTTCTAGCCATAACTTCTTCTTTAGATAATGCATATTTAATAACCTCATCACAGAACTTTGGTGTAAGCGCTGCATTAAAATACCAGAAATAATTAGATAAATTCATTGATAATTAAAGTTTATTACAACTCTCCTTTTTTTATCGGTACAAGATGAACCTGTGTGTTCTAATATAGAATCAAACTCAACGTACTTGTTTTCTTCACTTTTAATTTTTTTACCGTTTTTAAATTTCGTATATCCATTACTATTGTCTAAATACAAAATACCTGTTTTACCTTTTTCTTGATCAATATGAAATTCGTGTTCGATTATTTTATCTGTTGCTGTTAATAAATTAGCTTTTATTCTATTTATTTTTTTATGTTTAATATGTTTTAATACTGGAATCATAACATCTTGCCATTGACCCCAACATTGATACTGACCATTTTTTATAAAAACAAAAGTAAATTGAAAATATTTATCAGGTAAATTATTTACTCCATCATTAAAATACCAAGGAAAATGATCTGACATCATAGAGTTTTTAAGTTCTTTATAAATATCTTTTGGTAAAAAATTTTTATATATATTCATAACTAGTAGTTAAAATAAAGTTTAAGGAATCCTTTTGAGTGTTAGTGATGTAATACATTTGAGTAGATGGAAACATAATAAAATGGTTATTTTTTAATGGTATGTCCCAACTTCTTCCCGCTCTTCTGTTTGAATCATAATGTATTCTAACACTACAGTCTTTAACATTTACTCCATAAAGGAATGTGTAATCAGGAGAGTTTCTTAAATCAACTGGGTCAATATTTAATAAAGGGATAGATATTTCTTTAGGTTTGTACATATTTCCCCACGTTTCTTTATTCACTAAAGTAAATCCATATTCTAGGTTTATATGCTCTCGCATATAAGTATTTAATTTATCCCATTCTCTAGAGAATGGAAATTTAGAATTTTTAATTTGTGATGATAAAATATCGGATTGAAGTTTGTCTCGGTCTATTTCAAAACCTTTAGGCATATCTATTTTGCCATAATGTAAATCGATTTCTGAGAGTACTTTCTTTTGCATACCAATTCCTTTTATAAAGGAAGGTATTATAATGTCAATGTAATTTAAAAGATTTGATCTAGATCAATTAGGCTCTAGCGTCTACTATATCCCAAGATTGACCAGCCTCATTCCACACATAATACCACTCATGAGTATCTGCGTCGTTTTGTGCTTGTTGTTCAGCTGTTAAAGCTGGAGCATCACCGATTGGTGATTTCCAATTAGCTGTAGCTACGTCTTTTACCCAAGAAGCGTGAGGTTTTTTAGACCAAAAGATATTATTATCTTCGTCCCATTCATAACCAATGCCTGCGTAATTTCCTCTAAATGCTTTTGAATTGTCACCTGATGAATGTGTATTAGCTACTGTGTTGTATGAAGTTTGAATCCACATTTGTGCAGGCCAATTATTGTGTTGTTCTAAATATTGTTGTCCTACTGTTTCATCTTCAACGCCATCAGCGTTTAACATATCACTATTATTCAAAGTTAATACTTGAATAACTTTTCCGTTTGATCCTAGTTTTGCGAAATGTGCCATAATGTTTCTCCTTATATCTTAAAATTAATTCTTAAACAATACATAAATATTATTGAAATTTGTACCTTATAACTACATACCCTGATCCACCAGCTCCACCCACTCCATATGATCCAGCACTTACAAAACCACCGCCGCCACCACCTGAACCTGTATTAGCTGCCGCTGTACCACCAGCAACTGCTGCTTTACCGCCAGCGCCTCCACCACCTGGTCCCCCAGTTCCAGCAGATACTGCAGCACATCTTGCTCCACCACCGCCGCCGCCACCTTTAATTAAAGGGGCATTTGTAATATTTGTTGTACCACCGGCTCCTCCTGGGCCTGCTACTCCTGGAGGGTTTAATCCAGTTGTACCTGCTGTAGTAGCACCGC